GGAGGCGAAGGCGGCATTGGACGGGGCGAGGCCGGAGACGGCGACCTGCGACCAGCCCGCCGTGTGGTCCGAACCACCACCCACGCCGGTCGACGCGGTGGTCCCGACCTGCGTGCCGCTCGCGTCGTACCAGTTCAGGTCGAGGCGAGTCGTGCGCCCGACCGTCGCCGCACGGAAGGACGCTGCCATCGTGTAGACGGTGCTCGGCGTCACCGCGACGCCAGATGTGCCACCCGACAGGCCGACATACATGTCGCCCGCGGCCGTCGAGGTCAGGGCGACGCTCGCAGACCCATTGAGGGCCTGCGTGGTGGAGCGGGCAATGGAGCAGTTCGCGCCCGTGACCAGGCCCGTCAGGTCGGTCTCGACGCTGGCCTGGTTGGCGGTGAGGAGGTTGTCGTAGGTGCCGAGGGCGAGCCGAACCAGACCGAGGTTTGGCAGGGCCGTGACGGTGCAGGTCGGCTGCGCCGGGACATCCAGGGCCAAGGTGAAGGTGGCGCTGTTGAACCCGACCTGGTTCCCGACTTGGTACGCCCCGACATAGACGGTGTAGGCGGTGGCGTTCGGCAGGTCGGAGGTGAGGGTGTGCGACGCGACGGCCGAAGACACCATGCCCGAGTCGTAGGCGAGGCCGCTGGCCTGACCGGCAGCGAAGCCGCCGAGGATCGTCACGGACGTCGGGTAGATCATCAGCCGGTAGGCGACCTGGGGGCTGCTCTCCGGGTCGGCGTAGGTCCAGGTGACCGTCGGGCGGTTCGTGAGGGTGAACGTGCCCGTCGGTGCGGTGACGGTCACGACGGGCGGGAGCGAGCCCGTCACTACCGAGTCGGTCGCGTAGGGCCCGGCGAGACCGGCGGTGTCCTTCGTCGCGACGGACCAGTTGTAGGTGGTGCCGTTCGTCCACTTCGCCGCCGCGAACGTGTAAGTCCCGACGGCGCCGGTGTTGAACACCTCCGTGCCCTGCCAGGCGACGGTGCCGACATTCCACCACTCATACGAGCCCGCGCCGACCTTGCGGCGCAGCGCCCAGGCCGTCTGAGTGTCGCCCGCGTTGGGGTCGGCGAAGGTCCAGGTGAACGTCGGGCCGGTCGCGAGGTCGACGTAGGCGCTACCTGCGGGGGAGGTGAGGGTCGGGGCGTATGGCGGGCTGTTCTCACCCTGGAGGGCCAGGATGAAGTCGGTGCCGTACTGGAAGGCCGACGAGGTGTGGGTGAAGGTGGAGGATGCCGCCGTGCCGGTGTAGGCGGCGTCGAGCACGAGAACGCCGATGCCGCTTCCGCCAGGGCTGCCGTGCTGGATGCCGCCGCGGGCGGTGAGGCTGCCGCTGATCGTGTGGGTGGTGTTGCTTGACGGGTTGGGGACGTAGCAGGCGATGGCGAGGAGCAGCACGTTGCCCGCGGCGGTCGGGGTGACGGCGGGGAAGCCGAGCGTCGAGACGTTGTTGTAGCCGGTCTTGGCGTTGCCGTTCGGGCCGACGGCGATGTCGGACCCGACGCCCACGTAGTCGGTGGAGTACCACACGCCGTCGCCGGACGGCATCGTCGCCGTGAACTGGTTGTAGGTGGTGGGGTTTGCGGAGGCGGCGGTGTCCTGGAAGGTGGCGCGCTTCACGTAGACGTAGGAGGAGTGGGTCGTACCGACGGTGTTGCTGTCAATGAGCGTCCAGCCGGACGGCGCAGTGACCGCGCTTACGACGGTGCTCGCGACGAGGACCCGGACCATCAGGTTGCCGACGGCCGTTTCGGTGCAGTTGGTGCTGGCTGGACTCGTTGTGAGGTTCACGTTGTAGCCGCGGTGAGCAGATGCCAACCCGCCGGTGGTGGCCGCGGTGGTGAGTTGCGCGGTGCCGTCGACGAGGGACGCCACGGAGGTGTCGGGGTTCAGTGCCAACTGCACGATGCGTACATGCTCCGCCGCGCCCGCAGTGAGAGTGAACCCGGCCGCGTTCCCGGCACTTGGTGTCCAGGTCTCGTCGGAGATGACGTAGCCGTAGAACCCTGAGCCAGACATCGACGCGCGGGTCGTCTGGTTCGAGGTGAGCGACACCCCGCTGTCACCGTTACCGAGACACACGACGACGGTCGCGTTGGTCTTCGCGGGAATCGTTGTCGGGCCGGTGTCGACCAAGGCTCCGGCGGTGACGCCGCCGACAGACCGGCAGGATAGGAACGGGTTGATCGGGTCGCACCCGGAGTAGGCGACGATGCTGCCCTGCGTGGTGGTCGTCTGGCCTGTTGCGTGCGTCCAGGTGTAGGACGCGGGCTCGGCTGTGGTGGCGACCTTGTAGTAGGCGCGCGGCCCGTACGTCGTTGTCGACCCTCCGCTGAAGGTGGCGACGTCGTGAAGCATCTGCCACCCGGCGGGAACGGTGACACCACCGATGTTGGGTGACAGCACGACCATCGCGATCATCAGGTCACCCGCGACCACCCCGGCTGGGGTGCTGATCGTCACCGACGCCACGAACGACCCGGAAGCGGATGTCGTGGCCTGGGAGCGGAACGCAACAGCCATCAGGCGGCCTCCAGGACCCTACGGACCCCGGACATGGCGTCGGTGACGCCCTGCTCGACGGCGGCGGCGACGTGCTCGGCCGTGACACCGGCGGCAGTCGCCGGGACGGTGACGTTGACGTCGCCAACGGTGACGCGCATGGCGGACGCGGCCGTCTTGATGGGCGACTCCGGTGGCCGGACGGGGGCCGGGACGATGCCGCGGATAGGAGCGGGGCGTGCGGTGACGTGGACCCCGGCACCCGCGCTTGCGGCGGTGAGGCCGCTGATCTGCGCCATGAGGGCCGTCACCTGGTCGGCGATCTCACCGAAGACCTGCGCGAACTGGCCCTTCATCGCGAGCAGCGCCTTCGTCGTGGCGTCGAGCATCGGCGAGTACATCTTGCTCGCCAGGCGGGTGATGCCGTCGGTCGTCACCTTGTCGATGGCGGCGATAGTCGCGCCCATCTGGAGAATCGCGGGCTTCCCAGCCGTCAACAGCGCCTTCGCGAAGGCGTCACCGGCGACCGGGCCCATCTCGGCAATCTGCTGAATGAGCGCGTCCGACGCGCCGAGCGTCTGGAGGTTCGTCAGGTCCGACAGGAACGACTGCGCCGTATTGAGGGTCGCGGTGAGGGACTGCTGCACCTGGGCGGCGATGTTCGTCGGGTCGAACGCGGCCGTCGCAGCAGCAGCCGCCTGCGCGGCCTGAGACGCGGCGCCCTGGGCGAGCGCGACGGCCTGCCGGGCCACGTCCAACTGCTGCTGCGCGGCCTGCTGCGCGGCGTCGGGGACGTCGGAGATGTTGGCGATGCGGTCGACGCTCACGCCGAGCGCCTTCGCCAAGTCCGCCGCCGACTTCAGGACGGCGACGTTGTTGCGCGCCTGCTGCGTCGGGTCGCTGTTGAGGACAGCCTGCTGGGCCGCGGCGAGGTTCTGGTTCGCGGCGGCGAGGTTGTCGGTGGCGGTCTGCTGCGCCTGCATCGCAGCGTCGGCCTGGGCCTGCATCGCGGTGAAGACGTTGCCGTAGGTCGAGGACATGCTGGCGACCTGGTTGACGCCGGAGGCGAAGGTCTGCACGAGGCCGTCGATCTTCGCCTTCACCGCGTCGATCTTGGCCGCGATGGCGTCGAGCGCAGTCTGGGCCTTCGTGCGCATCGCGTCGTAGTTGACCTGCGCGAGCGCCGTCTCCGCATCCCGGAGGGTCTTCGCTGCGGCGGCGGCTGCGTTGTACGCCGCGATGGCCGCGGCCCCGCCCTTCTTCGCGGCGTTGACAGCAGCGTCGGCGGCCTTCTTCGCGGCGGCCTCGGCGCGCTCCTGCAACTTGATCGCGTCGGTCATCTTGCCGTTGGACGCCTTCAGCATCTCGACGGTCTTCGCGTGCTGCGCGAGGTAGGCGCTGCGCGCGACCGCGGCCTGCCGGTCGGCGATGGCAGCGGCCGACACAGTGAACGCGAAGTGCTGCTGCGCCTTCGCTGCGGCGGCACCGGCCGTCGTGACGGTCTGCGTCGCGGCCTGGAGCGGCGACACGAACGACAACGTAATGGCCTTCCCTGCGGCGGTCATCACTCCGGCGAGGGTCTGCACCATCTTCGCGAGACGGCTCGTGTCGTTGACGATCGGGATGTTCGCGAGCACCGGCGGAAGCGACTTCAGTGGCGTCGACTTCGGCTTCGGTGTGGCGGGGATCTTGCCAAAGCCGCCACCCCCGACCTGGGGGATGTTGGTCGGCGGCGGCGGGGGAGGCTTGACCTTCGGGGGCGCCTTCGGGCCCGACTGCACCACCTGCCCGGTATGCAGGGGGGTGTCGCCCGCCTGGATCTGCCGGGTGACGATGTTGATGACAGCCGTGCGGGGGCGGGCGGCGTCGTCGAGGTGCGCGGCGAGGTTGTCGGCGTAGGCGGCGGCGAGGTTGAGGGCCGCGACAGTCGTATCCCTGAACGACTCCATCGCGGCGGCTGCGGTCTTCAGTTGCCCACCGAGACCCGGCACCCAGCCGAGGGCCTTCGCGGCGGCCTTCGCGATGGTCACGAGGACGCCGATCACGAAACCCTCGAAGGACGCGAACGCGCGCAAGCCGATCGCGGTCATGCTCAGGATCACCGAGGCGATCCCATTGAACGCCTGCTTCGCGAACGACCACACCGCATCTACGGCGTCGCGGAACCACTTGCAGTGGTCGTAGGCGTACTTCAGCCCGAGCGCGACCATCGCAATCGCGGCGATGATCGCAGCGATAGGGCCGAAGGCGGCGGCCCACAGGATGACAAAGGCCGCGGTGAGGATCTTCACAACGAGACTGCCGTTGCGCAGACCCGCGACGACGAGCGCGATAGTGGCGATGACGAGCGCGACCGGCCCGAGACTGGCCGCCCACATGAGCAGGAACCCGGCCGCGAGGATCTTCGCGAACGTCTGGTTCTTGACGAGCCACTCCGCGACCCTGGCGAGCACCGCGACGACCGGGGCGATGGCGACCGCGACACTGCCGACGGCGCGCAGGGCGTCGCCAACGCCGACGACGAGGCGGTGGATCTCGTCAAAGAGGGAGACCATCGCGTTCTGGCCCTTGGCGCTGTTGAGGAACACGGCGATGTTGCGGAGCAGTTCGGAGAAGCCGCCGCCGAGGCCACCCATCGATGTGCGGATGGCCTTCACGATCGACTCGAAGATCATCCCGACCGAGTGAATGACGTTCACCAAGGTCCCGAAGGCGTCGATGCCGCCCTGGATGAACCGGCCCAGCGCGCCCGACGCGGCGACCTTCTGGATGAAAGCGTCGAAGCGCTGCATGGCGCCGGTGAAGCCGCCCCCGATGCCGCCGAGGAACTTCGACCCGACCGCCGCGACAGTCCCGATGGCGTGCGAGAGAGCTACGAAGCCGCCGCGCATCCTCTCGATCAGGGCGTGCGTCCCCGCCAGCATCGCGTGCCAGATGGCGAGGCCGTTGGCCGAGGTCCAGAACTTGGTGAGGTCGGTGACGACGTGGTTGATGGCGGACGCGACGTCCCGGAAGCCGCCCGCGACCGCCGGGAGCAGCGTGCCGCCGACGAGCCGGAAGTTCGCGGCCATCCCCGTGAACAGCGACTCCTGAATGAGACTGCGGAACCCGCGCAGAGTCGGCGCCAGACCCGCGAGAGCCACCGCGGCCTCGCGGGCGGCGGGGGGCATCAGGGCGAGCGCGGCGGCGAACTTCTTCGGGTCGGCGCTGCTCTGGAGGGCTTTGGTGAAGCCGGACAGTCCGATCGCGAGGGTGCCGATCGCGATGGCACCGGCACCGGCAAGCGCAGGTACCAGGGCGATCAGCCCAGACAGCTGCTGCAAGTAGGAGAGGAGTTGCGGACCGACCGCGAGGACTCCCGCGCTGATCGCGCCCCACTTGCCGAACCCGCTGACCATCGCCGACAGGCCACCACCGCCACCGCCAGCCTTGCGGGCCTCACGGTCAAGGCCTGAGAACTGACCGGCCGCCTTCTCGGCGGCGTTCCCGGCGCTGAAGAACCGCCCGTTCGATTCGCGTAGGACGCCGTTGACGTCGCGGAAGACTCCGCCGAGACGCTTCGCCTCTTCGGAGTTGGCGCGCAAGGCCTGCCCGGCGATCGTGACTTCGCCCGCCATCTCGCGGGCCGCACGCGCCCCGTCGACGTGCATGGCGCTCATCTGCGCCATTGAGCGGCTGACCTTCTCGTAGCGACCAGAGGCCAACTCGGCGACGGCCGCGGACTCGATCATCTCCCGGTCGAGCGCCTCGATGCCACGAGCGGCTGCATTGGCCTCGTCCTTCATGGACCGGGCGGCTTGCTTCGCGGCGCCCATGCCTCGCGTGAAGTCCCCCGAGTCCGCCTTCAGGCGGGCCAGGACCTCCACGACCGTGCCGCTCACCGGGGTCCTACCTCACTTCCTGCTCTTGTTGGCCTGCTCCTGCTCCCAGGCGCGAAGCTGGTATTCGGCCTCCCACTCCTGGAGTTCCTTCGAGGAGACGGGCCGGTGGGCGGGGCTGCCTTCCAGCAACTCCCCCAGGGTCCGGCCCAACTTCTCCGCTAGCCCGAGGAGGAATCGCCTTCGGGGGTTGCGGAGGAGTCCTTTCCCACTGCGTCCGCGGACTCCTGGGTGAAGCCACCGAGGCGGAGGCCGACCTGCGCGAGGCGGTCGACTGCGACGGCGTTCTTCTGCTGGAGGGCCTCGCGGTCCTCCGGGGTGAAGATCTGCGCACCGCTGCCGCGGGCGGCACCTTCGGCGGGCGGCTCGAAGGCTGACGCGATGACGACCTCCGGGTAGACGGTCTGGAGGTTCATCTCGCCGTCGTCGGCCATTGCGAGGTCGAGGATGCGGGTGCGCTCGGCGCCGGTCATGGACCGGACCTCGACGTCAACGCCCCACTCGGGGACCTTGACGATCTCGGTCACGATGTCGTCGGCGGCGAGGATCTGGTCGCGAAGGCTCATGCGGGCAGGGGCTCCTTGGAAAGGGGGAGGGACACGTCGGTCACGGATGTGCCGGTGAAGTCGGGCTAGTTCGTCGTGCGGACGCTCGGCCCTGAGCCCTGCGCTTCGAGGCTCCAGGAGACAACGTCATGAACCGGGACAGACACCTCGTAGTGGGTGATGATGCCCTCGACCGAATATTTCGGCGCTCCAGTTGCGACGCCCGCGGGGTTGAACTCGAACGAGACCGACGCGAGCGTCCCGGCCTGCTGCGCCGCGAACGTCGCAGCGAACATCTGGTCCTGAACGGCCGCGCCGACGGTGCCGTCGAACTTGCCCTTCAGGGTGATCTTCGAGTCGCCGAGACCGGCAATGAAGGTCTTGGACCCGGCACCGAAGGTCGTGGTCTCGTTGGCGTCCGCGGTCTGCGGGAAGGTCGCCTCGTCGACGTAGGAGGTGATGGCGGTCAGCGCGTTCGCGCTGTTGTCCATCTTGACGACGGCGGATTTACCGTGTGTGAAGCCCATGCTGGTACTACCTCCGAGCGAAGGAGAGGGTGGTGGTGACCGTCCCGGCGGAGCCGGTGGTCGTGATCTGTGCCCGCAGGTAGCGGTTGACCGTGGTGCCCGGCGCGACATACACGACGGCGTTGCCGACCGCGGACACGGCGTTGAGCAGCGTCGCGAGGTCGGCGAAGGTGGTGTTGTCGGTGGAGTGCTGGACCTTCACCGTGACCGTGCCGCCGGTGAGGGCGTAGCCGGTGACGTGCACGGCTGCGACGCCGCCGTTGGTGGTAGCTGCGAGCCCGTCGACGCCGGTCGCGTTGTCGGCGGTGCCGAAGACGGTGGAGCGCAGACCGGCGAGGATGACGCCACGGTCGACGCCGCCGTCGCCCTGGAACTCCATCGCCGCACTCACCACGTCATGGACGGGCGCGCTGGTCTCGTAGTGGCCGGTCTGGACGTTCGCAATCTTGCAGGGGTTGCCGAGGGTGGCGACGCCCATCTCCGCGATGGTGATGGTCGTGTCGGCCGCGCCAACGAGGGGCTGCGCGATGCTGTCCAGCGCGTTCGCCGAGCCGTCGAACAGGCCCTTGATGGCGATTTTGCCGTCACCGAGCCCGGCGAGGAACGTCTTGCTCCCGGCGCCGAACGTGGTCGTCTCGTTGGAGTCGGCGGTCTTCGTCGTCACGGCCTCGTTGAGGTACGCCGAGATGTCGAAGTTGGACAGGAAGATCTTGGCGTTCTTGCCATGTGAGGCCATTAGGCGGTCGCCTTCGGGTCAGCAGGGAGGGGAGGCGTCGCCGGTGCAGGCGTGGCCGGGTCGGCGAGGCGGACGATCTGCTGCTCGACGAGCCACCCGAGGCTCTTGGCGGGGAGGTCGGAGACGACCGCACCGGGCTCGGCCCGCGTCTGGTCCGGGCCGTAGTTGATGCCGACGAGCACCTCGTAGTCCGGTGCAGCCACTTGGCTTTCCTCCGCGGTTCGGGTATGCGTCACCCCGAACCTGCGGGCCACGTGGGCTCTAAGCGGCAGGACCAGGGCCACGACTGGGCACGACCTGCACAGCGTCGCGCCACCGCGCCACACCCCGGTTAGGAGGTCTCGGGCCCCTGCGCGCCGTCGGCGTTATTGGCCTTACACCTCGGACAAGAAATGAGCCAAGGTCTCGACACGCGCCGAGCTAGAAGGCGCCTGCACCTCCAGCACCTCGGCTCCGTGTCGGTCTGGGTGCCGCGGCCGTAGGCGTCAGCCGGGACAGTCGCCACAGACCCACTCCTCGCCCTCGCGCGTCGCGATCTTCACCGCGTCGACGTGGCCGCACGGGGCTCCGGGCGGCTTCGGTGCGGGCTTCTCCAGGGCGGCGGACACGATGTGCTGCAAGGCGACGACCTGCGCCTCCAGTGCCTTCAGCGAAGCCATCAGGGGCCCCGCCTCCTGCGGCGTCACGCCTTCTCCCATATTTGAAAGTTGGCGGACACCTTCGGGCGCTGCTTCGCGTCGACGCCCATCGGCATGACGCGGCCGGTCGGGGCGACGCGCATCAGCACGACACCGCCGAAGGTCGACTCG